TTTCAATGGATTCAAGTTCTTGCATACGGTCCCAGGCTCTACCTTCGTAGCCCACCTCTACGCCAAACTTATCTGACTCTCTGTCAAAGCAGGCTAATGGGTATTGGATTAGTCGCTGACGGGGTACCGATGGCAAGGACTTCAACTGGTATCCAGTAAACAAAGGACCTTTAGATGTATCAGTTGTAGAACGAGTCAAGGTAAACGAGAAGCCTAGATACTCTTGCGGTAGCGCTGGGTAAGAGATGGTTACCTCTGGTACATCCTGACCTTGCGAGAAAGAACCAATGGAGTATTCGGTATTAACAGAGTCAATCGATTTAATAGCAAGACCACCGTTAGTGGTATCAAATCTAGCCTGCAAAAGTTTGAATATCTTGCCTTCTAATGTGTTGTACCTGACGAAACCTGTTTGTAGGTAGCCTTCAAATACGAGTCTTCCGTCATTGTCTTCATCAGTTTCAATGTAGACATAGCCATCTGTTGTACTGTGATTAGTGGTAAATGCAAGTCGGTTAGTGCCATTGACAAAAGCACAGGCTGTTGTATAGCGACCAGTAACTCTGCTACCTACGGTCTCTGGATAGTAATAGGTATCCCAAGCGTAAGGAAATACCAGCGGAGCAATCTGTGTGCCAAGGTCAATACGAGTAGTACCAGGTGAACCATCTACGTTAGTAGCACACCAGACATACTTATCACGAGCAGCAAAGTCATAGACTGGTTGCTCTGATTCAAAGACCAGTGGTCCGTAGGCTAGAGATCCATCATCAGATACCGCCGCTACTCGAAGACCTTTAGACGTACCAATCATCATATAACCGAGATAGTAATAAATCTTGTAGATAAGTTCACCAGAAGGCATCTCAGCGGCTGTGATAGCGCTGGTCAGGGTAGGCATAGCACCTGCGGTAGTCAGTGTGAACTTCTGGATATTGGACTGGCTACCTGAGTAACCAGCACAATAGATAGCAGCGCCAGATGATGTAACGCTGGCATATACAAAGTTGTCTACTGGATGGGTATAGACAGCAGTAGGTAGGGCAGTTGCTGTTGTTGAGATTTCAAATACTTTGTTATTGATACAAGCAACGATACGTTCTTTAGTGAACTCTAAAACAGCGTTGTTGACCAAGATGGCTGTGGTCTTGAACATTTCTGTAGGAGATACTGTTGCATCATCATTGAGTAACTTCTTGTACATAGCAGTCTTGTCAGTACCAGAGTCATCAATCAAAGCAAGCCAATAGGCGTAGACTCCATCATCGCAAAGTCCATAGACCTTATAGGCACCTACGGTTGCATAGTCTTGGAAGTGAGTGTCATTGCTATAGACGCTACCAGCAGGGCTAACAGGAGTTGAGACTACATCTGTTGCAGTCTTAGCATAGGAGAAAGTGGTACTGGTAACTGCAGTGATGGTATAGGAACCATTGAAAGTAGCATCTACGCCAGATATCTCAGCGGTCATACCTACGGCAAAGCCGTGAGCAGCAGCAGTTGTCAGCGTTGCTACGTTAGAGGTTAGAGCCTTATTAGTAACGGATGCCGTTATGGTTGGATAAACTTTATTGATATCAAAACCGTCAAGGAGTAGGCAACCATCATAAGTATTACCACTCTTGGTCCACTTGATAGATCGCAGATGTTGGTCTGGTCTGCCATTAGCATTGATTGCAGAGGTAGTGTTATGACCTTGGTCTACATCGTTAATAAGAGTTACTTGGCCCTTGTTCCAGACATTAACACCCTTGGACTCTGTGTACTGGAAGCGTAGCGATTCATCCTGAGCAGGCTCAAAATACTTGATGCCCTGACCTAGATGAAAAGATGACTGGCTTCTAAACCACCAGCCAGTGAGCGACTGCTCGCCAGCCTCACGGGTCTGGTCATACTGCTGCTTGCGGTACTGGGCTGTGACACGACGATATGGTGAATCGTCAGATGCCATCAAGAAGAATGGCTGACCATTGATTGCAACATCGTATGCTTCGTTAGTGGAGTTATATTGAGTTGCGCTCTGTGGATTAGACAGTGGATACGGGATTGGATCCGTGATATCGGCACCGTAGGCCATTCGTTCTCCTTCTATTCGATAAGATTTACCAGCGATCTAGTTCTTCCAGATGCTAGTTGCGTATAGACCTGAGTCGTAGCCACAGATGAATGACGCATTAAGTCTCGTACTGCTAATAAATCTCCACCAGATTTCTCAAGCATATTGGTGGCAAAGTAATGACGGCAGGCGTGGAAGGTCTTCTCTTCTATCCCAAGACGCTTCATCTCTTGAGCCGCTAATTTAGATAGGCGGTTAGGTGTGTAGGTCCAGAGCCTGCCATTGGTGTTGTGCTTCTTGATAGTCTCAGCCACAATAGGTGCCACAGGCACCATCAGGTCTGTACCGCCTTTACCGCTTATACGCAGGATATAGCCGTCTGAACGCTCTTCCAGGTCTAATCCCTTAAGGCCTGCGACTTCCATCGCTCTCAGACCCGCACAGCAGCCTATAATGTACCAATCTCGCATAGGCTGTTTAGCCTCTGTCATCAGTAACTTGGCCTCATTAGGCGTTAGCGGATGAGGTAGGGACCTGCCCTTGCGGGGAGTAGGTAAGTCCTCGATAGTCCTGTTATCTATCAGACCCATCTTGTTCATAGCCTTGTACATAGAGCGTAGCCGTGAGGCGTAGTTGGCTCTGGTAGATGCAGCCTGGGCTGTCATCACTATGCGCTGTAGGTCATCCAGGGTAGCCACCTGTGGATGGACACCCATCCGCAGTAGCAGGTTAAAGTCGTTTCTGAATAGGGCATCGGAGAAGCCAGAGGTCTTATATCGATCCGCCAACTTCTCCCTGATGACTTCCATAGGTATCTGTTCCATACCCAGATCCTACCAACAATCTATAAAGATTGTGCCTCTTTAGCGGCTTCCAGTTCATCCCAAGTGCTTTTCAGCATTGAGGTAAATTGGTCGTTGCCGTGGTCAATAATGACGTGAATTACGTTTTCACCAGTCAATGAATCAGTTATTTCAATTTGTTGGATATTCATTATAACTCCGCACTAACGCCAATATACGCGGCGCTATTATTATTTGCTAGAACGCGAAACATACTGCTTGAAGTCAAAGTGCTGCCTGTACCAGCAGCAAGCCCAATTTGATTATTTGCGGGCCAATCAATAGTCAAGGAAGTGACTGGATAATTAGTCGTACCATTATATAAACTTATATTTGAATAATCTATACTTGTTGGCGCTACTCGGAAAGTGACGGGTGCTGAAATTATACAAGCAGCCCCGCTACCACCTGTTGCTATTGCCCAACCAAAATATGAGAAGGCACCATTAGCGGTCGCTCGCCAGTAATATCTCTGCGCCGCCGCCAACTCCCCTTGGAGTGTGCCTGTGGCGGTTTGGAAGGCGGTGGCTACCGAACCAGCCTCTAACTGCCAGCCCCAAGTGTCTAAGGTAAATGTTGAAAGCGTTGTCGGTTCTGAAATAATCACATAGAGGGATGAATTGCTACCTATCGTTTTTCCAGAAATACTTGGCATTGTTCCAGTAAAAGTAAATCGTTGCCAAGAAGTAGTGACTGCAAAAGTTTGTGTAATAGCGACAACTCCACCGCTACCACCTGAGCCAAAATCTTGCTCCACATTCACAGTAAAGTTTTTATTAGCACCCGCTTTAGCCCAAAATGAAAACGTTACTGTCTGATTAGCCAATGTTCTTACGTCTTCAACTTGTTGCCAAATAACGCCGTTGCCAACAGTAGTTGAAGCAGTTGAGCGATTGTGACGGAGGAAAAATTGACCTTCATACCCTGCGACTGGCGCGGTTCCTGCTGTAAATGTTTGTTGGGAGACAGTAGAGGTTCCAGCACTTCCTGTGTTCCATTTGAATCGGTCTGCGGCAAAACCATTTGTGGACGTTCCTGTAAAACTTGTTCCTCTTTGCCAAATTCTAAAGTCGCCATTGATAACTTTATTTTTACCAGCGGCGAAATTGCCCTGCCAAGATAATCCAGTAGTGGCGGAACTATCTGCCAGGAGTGTGTCTCCGTTGTTGCCTACTGCAAGGCGAGCCTGTGTAGTGCTATAGGTGAATAGATCACCCTTTGCTGTTAACGGCGAGTTCGC